GACCGTGCTCCAGCGTCCGCCGCGATACACTCGGCGCTTACACCTCCTGTCTTTCCCACTTCACCTATTGCACCTCCCATGTTTCTAACACCGTCCATGGTGTATTGGTTACGACGATATTCTCTTCGCTGCTCAGATCCTCCGCCAAAGAGTCCTTTCTTATACTTGTCCAGGTCGAGAGACGACTCAGACTCCAAGACTTTAGGATCGTTTGCTCTATATTCGATTGTATATCCATCCTTACCTGCTTCGATCTTGTAAGAAGAGTAAGGACCACGAGGGATATTGATTGTTGGTGGCTCTTGGACAGGTGTCTCAGGTCTAAGCACATAACCCAGAAGTCCGATGTGCGATGCAGCAAACAGACCACCCAAGGCGATGGCAACTCCTTTATAAGATCGTGTCTTCTTAGGTGCTTCCATGGGTTTTTCCTCGGGGGTAGGTGGTGTTACAACGGGATCGGACTTCCAGGGTAGTTTCATGGCATAGGTAGAGCAGGACCAGTTACCTCAGGCACTTCGACCTCAGGCATAGCAGAGTCCAGGAGTCCAGGCAATGCGTCTTGCATACCTTGGACAACTAGATTCCTGAGCTCTAGTTGTGCTTGTGCTCTCCATGCTTCTTGATTCATGAGAACATAAGCACTGCCCCCGATCAGACTAAGAGAAGTCAGACCAGAGAGCAGAGCAACAACGTTAATTAACTTTTGCATTTTCCTCCTCCTTTCTTCCGATTGGCGGGGCTTTCTTTGGAGCACTACCATTTTTCGCGGGACTCAAACCGAAGGCAGCTAACGAGCCAGAAAAGACCGATGCAATGAAGGTTGGATCGAAATCTAAGATTTTCTGTCCGTTAGGAAGTCTAACGTAGGAGAATGTGAGCAGAGAAGCAGACCATATAAGGACAACAACTTTCACCAAATTACCAAGGACTTCACTTTTATCTTCATCATGGTCTTCCTTCTCTACAACTTTGGGTTTGTCTTCCGACATTGTAGAGTAGCAAGGCTCAGCTATTTATACCTCAGCGGGTGTTTTCTTCTTGCCGATATTATACTTAGACTCTAGAGTCCACTCCCCTTTGTCTTTGAATGACAACACTTTGATCTGATTGAGTGGTGCAAGATCTTCTGCTTCCTCAGCACGAGTGATCTCTACCAGTCCCCAGTCAGACAGGAGTTTAGCAATGCGGTTACGACGCTGCACATCATTTGTGGTGATGTTGGTGGGTTTGCCATCCAGAGCAAACAATTCTTTGAAATGCACAATGTAATACTTACCACGCTTGTGCAGGATATGACAAGACTGATACAGTTTACGCTCCTTGCGGGATGCAACACCAATGCGAGTGAGGGTTTCTCTCACTTTTAGGAAGTCATCAGGCTCTTTAAGCGTAACCTCAAGCATCATATCTTGTGACCAGGAGATCTCCTCAGTCATCTCTTTCCTCCAGTATTCAATTTAGATTTAATAACCTCAAGTTGCTCCCTAGTCAAGATTCGCATTGCTTGTTGAGCATTTTCAGTGTTGTAACCATAGTATTTTTTCACTAGGTCAAGGTCACTGTCTTTCGACTTCTTATCCCAAGGAGAAAATCTTTTGGATTTCCTAACACTATGTAGGTAAAATGAATATTGCAGATCATTATCGAGATGCTGAGCACCATTCATGGCGTTAGCATACATCAGAGTGTCGATATGTTGTGCTAGGCACTTGTTAATAACGAAAGCAGGATACTTCTTCATCGCTCTCTCGTCTTCAGTCAGATCTCCCTGCTTCAGGTTGATGCTGTTGAGATAATCCTTGAGGGGAATCTCATAATCCTTACTCAAAATAGTGCCTCCAGGGGTGTGGACTCAGTGAAATTAGTGACAAGCAACTCAGACTTGTGTCGGTTATCTGCTCTGTGCTTCATACCATAGGTGATACGAAACTCTTCTTGATTATAACCCTTGTAACCCTCTTTCAGGTCAATGTCATTGTTGTAAGTCACCATCCATTTGTTAGGAGACTTCTTACATTCAGCGATGAAGTCCTCATGATTAAAGGTCTTGTGCATCTCGGCGTTGGTGCCATAGAGATAACTGCCAATCTTGTATGGAGGATCAAGAAAGCAGAAGACACCATCACCATCAGGTTGCAGGACCTCAGTATAGTCCAGGTTTGTAATCTCCCAGTGCTGAATGATCTCTGAGATATTCTTCAAGTGCTTAGCACCACGAGTGGTGAAGTTTTGACGTGAAGCAGAGGCAGAGAAGGAAGAGTTTTCAGTCAACCCAGAGTAGCTACACTTATTAAGAATCCAAAAAAGGACAGCTTTGCGAAAAGGATCTGCCTTGGATATCTCTTCCTTAGCAGAGATGAATAACTCCTTAGCCTTCTCTTCCGTGCTGTGGTCTTCCTTGATCCCAACAAGGACATCAGAGAGTGCGTCACCATCCTCTTGGAGGGTGACCCAGAAGTTATACAGATACTCATACTTATCATTCACCCACACAGGGATTTCAGGATTCTTCTGAGAAAACAGAAGTGCTACAGACGCGCCACCGAGAAACGGCTCTCGGAATTCTTTGATACCACTGGGGAATTTCTCAATCAGCATAGGTGCTACACGAGACTTTCCACCAGGATACCGTAGAGGAGTTTTCAAATACTTCATAATGTAATATCTCTACTGGGGTATCATACCAGGGTCAGTGGGATTTAGCAAGCGGATATTGAGTTGAGGAATATCCCAAGGTCCCACGTTGATCCTACCCACAGGGAATGCATTGAAAGAGATCGTCCAGCGATCAAAGTTTTCCAACTGCCTTCCAGAATAATGCTTCAACCAAGACGGGAAGAGAATCAACTTACCTGGCTCTGCATCTACTCTCTCATTGATACCCTCAGGTTTATCCATGAGATCATGCTGAAAGACATCTAGTGTATCGGATGTCCTAGGGGTGCAAGGATCTTCAAAGTATGTAGGAGCGCCTTCTGTGAGGTAATAGACGGCACTCAGATAGGACATGGGGTGCCTGTGCAAAGGGTGCCCAAACCCAGTCCCAGCAGGTGCATGATTAAACCAGCAGATAGGGATGTCTAGGTTATCACAATACAACTTGAAGTGATTACGATACTCAGCGAGGGCATCAGCAAAGAATGCAATCAGTCTCTGCACATGCTCATTCTGAAAGTTATGAAGATCAGGACGTGATGTGATCACACCCTCAGGAAAATTTGATTGCATCGATGGATAATCAACGAATGCATCTAACAACTTTGAATGCAATTCTTCGGGGTCAGGATGACGATACTCACGCAACCTCACAGGAAAGAGTTGCACTTCATTACCAGTAATGTTTATGTGTTCCATGCTCTACAAGATACCTCACCTCTACAATCATCTTCCCAATCTTTTACACCTAGGATGCCATCTGGGAAAGTATTAAACGATATAGTATATCTATCAGTGGCAGTGAAGTTGGGCTCTGAATAATGTATCAACCAACTGGGGAATAAAATCAAACCCCCAGACCCACCATGATAGTGGACTAACCTTTCATCAGCTCCACCATCCAAGTGCAGTTGATTCATATCACGCTGCTGTAAAGGATCGCAGAATGTTGTGGGAGGACCATCAGTTAGATACAGAATACCACTGATATATGACATAGGATGCCTATGTGGGTCATGATGGTGACCACTGCGAGCATCTGCTCTATTAGCCCAGGTCTTATTGATCAGCAGGCGGTCACACATCCACCCCTCATTCTCTTTTAGATCATCAACACACCCTTGCATCCACTTATGCAGTCTGTGAAAGTCTGGGTTATGTTGTATATCTTTTGTTGTGCCAACACCTGCTGGCTCATTGAATGCAAAAAACTCTAGTTTCCTAACCTTAGCTAGAGTATCAGCAATAAGCATATCAGATGCCTCAAACGTGAAGCACCTGACAGGAAACAACTTCTCTTCTCCGTATCTCATGAGTAATCATTCAAGTTAAGAGGTCCAATATCATTCCATCCATCAACTTTGACCTTCGCCATCGGTTGTCCCCAACCACCTTGGTTAACATCACCCATAGGGAAGGTGTTGAATGCCATAGTATATCTATCAAATTCACTATCATTCTCCACCGATGCATGAATTAACCAACTGGGGAAGATAAGCAGTCCACCAGGACCAGCATGATAAAACTTTCTCGACTCTTCTAGAGGAAATCCATCTAAGTAAAATGATGACCACTCACGTTGGAATAGAGGATCGAGGAATACTGTGGGAGGACCTTCTGTAAGGTAGAAGATGCCACTAACATAGGACATAGGATGCCGATGAGCATCGTGATGGTGTCCTGTATGAGCATCTGACCTGTTTGCCCACCCCTTATTGACTACGAGACGATCACAATTCCACCCAGAGTCTACATGGAGAGTGTCAACACACTGCTGAAACCATGCAAATATGGATTGAAACTCCTGATCTGTGTGGATATCATCCGTCGTACCCACACCAGCAGGGTCATTGTATGACTTAAACTGCAACGCTTTTACTTTCTCTAGCGTCTCTGCAGTCAGGTCTTCAGGTGCCTGAAACCTTTGACATTTTACTGGGAAAAATAATTCTGTCTCGTAATCTTGTCTCATTTCACATCGATATTCGCGATACCGCCATTGATAACTCCCTGAGGAAGGGAATTAAAGCTGATACTATATCTATCACCCTGAGAGATGGCAGTTTCATGGACAAACCATGAAGGGAAAATGATCAACTTTCCTGCAGATGCAGAGATAGTCTCGATTGGTTGAGCATTCTGATCAAAACCATCATCAAACTTAGGGAGTCTAAACAATTCAAACTGACCCATTGCTCTTTGCTGAATAGGATCAAAGAAGACCGTAGGAGCACCATCTGAGAGGTATAGGACGCCACTCCAGTAGGAGTTAGCATGTCTATGTGGTGACATGGCACATCCATCTGGGAAATAGTTTGCCCACATCGATGTGATTTCAAATCCAGAGCAAGAAAAGTTGTGTGCTTCCTGAATCTTATCCAAGCAACTACGCACAAAGTGTGCAACCTCAGCATAACCACCAGTCTTGTGTGCATCAAAGTAAGTAGTGCATACACCAGAGTCATGACGTTGAGTCAACGTAGGATCTGCTGCGATAACCTCACAGTAATGCTGCACATCACCAGGGAAATCAAACTCGTAGACTTGGACAGGATACAGGTTGTGTGTCTTCATTTGTATTCGCAACGCATCATCATTTCAGTCATGAATGCCACCATGTTAATCTCTTGATCGACAACGAAACCAGACTTATACTGGTATTCACTGATGATAAGCACTGCTTCAGGGATTGATGCAGGTTTGAGATAGGTGTAGAGGTTGTCATAGACTTTCCTCATGATCGCTTGTGGCTCGTTGTCCATATTCTGAGTCACCCACTTCTTCATGTTGGTAAACTCACGATCCTTCAGGTAACCACAGAGGTTTGAGATCTGGATGTCATTGGAAGATCCAAGAATACCAGTGTCGATAGCACCTGTAGAGGCGTATCGCTGCAACTCATTGAGAGTGCGACGGAAGTCAGGGAAATGCTTCTGGACAACCTCAGCAACCACCTTCTTATCAAAGTCAACACCTTCTTCAGTCAGGATCTGATTGACCCTAGCGAAGAATGCTGCAGCAATCTGCTGCTTCTCTTTGCCTTTGGCAGAAAACTCAACCACAGAGCACCGAGAGTGCAGAGGAGTGATGATTTTATTCTTGTAGTTACAAGTGAAGATGAAGCGACAATTCTTTTGAAACTCTTCCATGCAAGCACGAAGGAGCAACTGCACGTCAGGCGTGGTATTGTCTGCCTCATCAATGATGATCACCTTGTGCTTCGCTTCTGACGTAAGCGATACCGTCGAAGCGAAGACCTTTGCTTGATTTCTGACCGTATCCAGAAATCGACCTTCATCAGATCCGTTAATAACCAGACAATCGGTGCCCAACTGGTTGCAAAGCGCCTTCGCGATTGTAGTCTTGCCAACACCAGCCGAGCCCGCAAGAAGAAGATTTGGAATTTCAGATTGCTCCAGAAATCCCTGGAAGATCTTCTTAGTGCTCTCAGGGAGAATGCAGTCATCAATGGTTTTAGGACGATACTTTTCAACCCAGAGAAACAGTTTATCACTCATAATCAATTAGGCTCTAGTGCGATGAAATAGTTGAGGGCGGAGTGGGAGAGAGACTGGAAGTTAGCGATATTCTTCCGACTGATGCAAACATGGTAGGACCCAGTTGCCATTCGGAGATTCTCAACTTTGAAACAATAGCAGAAGTTGAGTCGCTCGGGAGTCATCTTACCTGCATCTTCAAAGGTGACCTTGCGGAGAGGCAGAGAGAAGGTGTTAGAAGTTTCATTCTTCTTGTCCTTCACACAGACACTGTATTCACCTTCGTAACCATAGACGCAGAGGTCTTCAACACCGTAGACTTTAGATGCTTGCATCAGTTGCTCGATGTCTTGCTGAGGGAGATCAAAGTGAATCTCTTTGTCAGGAAGATCGGGGTTGAAGTCTGGGGGAGTGACGATGATATCAGGGTCACTGTAGTAGTAAGTGGTCTTACCTTTGGTTTCTTCATCATAGATGATGACTTTCTTGTCATCGGGGAAGAAGAGAGTCGGAGACTTGAAGAGTGACAGAGCACCCAGGAAGAGAGGCAGATCATAGATTGCCATCTGCTCAGGAATCCACTCACGAATATCAGTCATAGCGATGATATTCTTGTTGACCGACATGGTTTGCACAAACTTACCAGGCTCGATCAGGATAGACTTATTGATCGTGCTGAAGTTGCGAAGATGATCAATGGTCTGCTTGCTCAGTTGAAGAGTCTTTGTGGGATCGGTCATAATTACTGGTTGTAAGTTTCGGTTACGGCGGTCTTGTCGTTGAAGTGCATCAACAGCACAGCATAGTGTAACACCTTCATGATGTCACGTCTAGCGGTGCCTTTCTTATCATAGCGAGAAGCATACTTGAGGATGTTTGCTCTACAGAATGCTTCTCCATCTCCACACGCTTCGATCAAATCGAGAGTCTGGATCCCATCTTCTCCAGAGGAGTAGTGGGCAGAGTAGGTGCTAGTGATGTAGTCACGCAACTCTTGAAGAATCTTGTCTTCACTGTATTTCATAGCCATGGACAGAGTATGTATAAAGGATATCAGGAAGCGAGGATACTGTCAATGTTGTCAATGTCAACCTCAGCATCAATCTTATCATACAATTCCAAGAAAGATTGCTTGGTCTCATCATCGAAACGATTCAGGCAGACCTTGATTGCCTTGACGCGATCAGAGAAGATGCTGTAAGCACGGATGACATGCACCAGACGGCGAGTAGAGATCACCTCGTCAACACCACCGTCAGCAAAGGTCTTGCGGATGATGTCTGCCCAGGCGACAAGGTTAGAGATAAACTTGTCATCGCAGCAATCCAACTCAGAGCAGTAGTTGTTGAGCATCTTTGCCTCAATCTTCTGAGTGGGATACTCTTGCTCGAAAGTGATCGGGAAACGCTCAAGGAATGCTTCGTTGAGCACGTTGGTGCCGATGAAGCGACCGTCTTCGCTGCCCTTGCCCTTGGTGTTGGCAGTAGCAATGACAGTGAAACCATCAGCAGGTTTGACATAGCGACCGATCTTCTTCAGGAAGACACCCTTACCCTCAAGAATAGACTGGAGACAGAGGATTTTGTTGGATGCCAGATCGATCTCATCCAGAAGGAGGACAGCACCTCGCTCAAGAGCTTCAATGACAGGACCATTGTGCCACACAGTATTACCGTCAACCAGACGGAAACCGCCAATAAGATCGTCTTCATCAGTTTCGATAGTAATGTTGACGCGAATCAACTCGCGACCAGTCTGAGCACATGCCTGCTCAACACCAAGGGTCTTGCCGTTACCAGAGAGACCAGTGATGAAGATGGGATAGTAGATACCACTGTTGATAACCTTCTTCAGGTCAGTGAAGTTACCAAAAGGGACAAAGTTTTTGTCTTTAGATGGGATCAAGGACTCGCGATGCTGTTGGGTAGTGCAGTCAACACTGTCAACTTCAAGAGTGTGCTCAAGTTGCTCACGCATTTCAGCGACAGTCAGATTCCACTTGCCACGACCTGCCTTGAAGGTGTCAAGACGCTTGGTGATAGTGGGATACGATACTCCGAAGTGGTCAGCAGCGGCAAGGAGTTGCTCGGTCTTGACTTGCTCACCGTAGGTATCGGTGAGATAGGAGACCAGGGTCTCGGTGGTCAGGTCAGACTTGGCAGGCATTGGTTTGTCTCTCGATTACCTTGTAATTATACTGCCTCCACAGGAGCATAGCGGTCAATCCAGGACGGTTTGCGATCTGGCACCCTCAGGTAGTTGGTTGGCACCCAGGGTTTGCTTGCGATGTAACGCTGGTATGCCTCATGAGTAGAAATGGAGTCATCATATTTCCACTCATCAGGCATCGCACGAGCGAAGGGAGTATGTTTCTCAGGGCAACCATGCTGATACAGAAGACCAGCAAGGACTAGACTCTTTTTACAAGTGTGACGTTTGTTATATCTATATTCATATTCGTCACAAAGTGCAATGCCATGCTGCAACAACCACGCGATGTTGTGGTCAGATTCTGCTACCCATTTGGTGCATGGGTGATTACGAAAGGCACCTTTCTTTGTTTTATATGCACTACCGTCTGTCTTTAGAATAGGACCAATGTCCTTATACCAAGGAGAATAAACCACTGCGAGCATCTGACAACACTCCAGTGGCATCTTTACAATGTGCTTGTCAGGCAACTCAGTTGCCGACAGCACAGGATCATCATGCGTAGCAAAGATATTCATGCAATTTGAGTGATGAAGGACGACAGGATCTTTTTGTTGTTGGACTTACTCTTGAGAGATTTCTTGAATGCATTCTTGATCTGTGCATTGGTTGCATCAATATCAACAGCAAACTCAGAATCAGTATTTAGATTCTTAGCGTTGATGAAATACAACTCTTGGTAACCATTGACCTTCATGGCAACGCACTTGTCACGATTGAAGATCTTCTTATTCTTACGCTGATCATCAGCAGACAAGTCGCTGTATTGCAACAGGTTGGTGAGATCACGAGCAGGACCAATACGGAATCCAAGGAAGTTACACTGAGGGAAACGACCCTTCATGTAACGGAGGAGTTGTGCCGTAATACCGTTATAACCTGGGTTGTAAGTGCGACCAGTCTTCCTGCAACGAAGCGTAACACGATCACGGAGGACACTGAGCAGAGGCACATCTTCATTGTTGTAGTTACGGATGACCCACTGACGAGACCACTGTGCTTCACCATCGGTGAGGATGTTGACGTGGACTTTCTCAACGTTGTGCTTGCCTTGGAATGTGGGGATCAGACCCTGCAGACAAACGATTGCTTCATTCAGAGGAGTGCCAGACAGGTGGAAGTTAGGAGGGAGAGCGTTAGGACATGCCTGACGTGCATCCCAGTTGGCACGTTGCTGACCGTAATGGACATCATAGTGGAAGGAATTACGCCAGATATACTTTGCCATCTTGTCAAAGGTAGCATTGTTGAGGTCGCTGCTCAACAGATTCAGCATAAAGAAGTGTGCATCGATAGCAAACCCATTGTCGATGGCATGTTTCTTCATGAATGCATCACGATCATACCCAGCAGGGACAAACACACCATCATTTACGAAAGCATAGACATCAAAAGGAATGCCAGACTTGCGACAGAAGAGGCAGAGAGACAGCAGTTGCTTGTAAGTGTCATGGATAACCTCTGCCATAGATCCAGACCAGTCCAGCAGGAAGATCAGACCATGATTCTTGCCATCAGGACGGACGGTAACTTTTTTGAAGAGATCTTCGTTGAATTTGTAAGTGTGGAGTTTCTTGGTGTCAAGCACACCAGTGCGAGAGATTGATTCGCGAGAGTATGCAGCAGCAGACTTCTTCAACTCAAACTCTTTGGCGAGATAGTTGACCTCACGAGCACACTCACGCTTGAATTTACGATACTCATTGTCAACATAGGACCAGTCGGTCTTGATGATGTCACTACCATCAACCTCATCCCAGTATTCCTCTGCCATGTCAATCATACGCTGAGTGCTGACAATGTGATAGTCAAGATCAGGAGTATTGACAGTGAGATAGTGAGTTTCGTTGGATTTCCACTGGTTGGTGACATCTTTCAGATTCTCAGTCAGAGAAGCGTCGGTGTCAGACTCCAGATCATCCATGGGAGCACCACCATCAGGGTATTCTTCACCACCGTTATCACTTTCTTCCTCGCCAGGTTGATCAGACTCATCAGAAACATCCTGTGCTTGCTCATCAGACTTACCTTCAGACTTCTCGATAGAAGTATCACCAGTGTCCTTGTTAGACAGGGGAGCAAGGTGCTGCTCCTGCTCACGTTTCTGCTTTTCAAACTCAAAAATAGCAAGGGCAGCAGCAATCGCTTCCTCAAACGTCTCAGCAGCGCCCACAGCGTCACACAGAGGCGTCTCAGAGGCATCAAAAGGCAGCATCAGATGTGCTCCCACCTTGTAGTAAAGGTTGATACGGTCGATCAACTTCATGGTGGAGAGATCTTCATCCTTTACAGAGAAGAAATCACGAGAATGCAGGTCTTGATACCCAGCATAGAAGTCCTTGGTCAGACCAGGAAACTTACGCTTCATCAACTTCTCAATGCGAGCATCCTCAGTCACATTGACGTAGGATTTGGGGCAAGGGAGGTTATCCAGCGAGTCATCGTTGGGTGTGTAGAGAGCATGACCGACTTCATGACCCACCAGCATGGTATAAGTGCGGTCACCGACCTCCCAGATAGGAAGGATAAGGGTGCGAGTCTCCACGTTGAAGGAAGCAGTCTCACAAACCTTGTGCTCGATGATCAGATTCTCAGTAGCGAGCAGTTTGGCGAGTTGTCCCTTGACTTCGTTTTGAAACATGTGACCGTTGCTTGTATGCATACATTATAAGACCCCCAGGACGGATCCCAGGGGTCTGTGGACACTATTTGGACTGGTCCACGGTCATCTTGGAGAAGTCGTTGACCTTTTCAAACTGAATCGTGGTCTCAAACTTGTCTAGGAGGACCTCTCCTTTGTGTGAAATGACGAAGAGGTTGGTTTTCTTGTCCAATCCTTTCAGAATTTTCATCAACTCGTCTGTTGCTGTGGAGTCTAGCGAAGAATCAAACACCTCGTCAAGGATGAGGAGGTTAGTTGATGCTGAATTCTTCATCTTAGCGATGTCTCGCCAGGTAAACAGCAGTGCGAGGTCAATCTTCTGCTTTTCACCCTCAGAGAATGATGCATAAGAGAATTCATCACGGAATCTGGACTTGATAATCTCATTGAATCCTTCATCCAGAGTGAAATTGACAAAGAAATCCATGCTCTGGAGGTATTTGTTGATCTGTTTGTTGATCACAGGGATAAATCTGCTGATGATTTTGGATTTGATACCTGTATCTTTCAGCAAACTAGCAACCATGGTGAGATGTGAGGCATCTAGATTGACTTTGGCACATCTCTCAGCAGTTTCTTTCAACTCACCTTCAAACTTCTGCAGTTTCTCCTCTTCTTTGGTGATGTCAGGGCGATCTTCATTGACTTGAGCAATGATTTGTGAGTTTTCCTTGAGCATCTTACTATTTTGCTTCTGCAACGTAGTAATTTCATACTGCAATTCGTTGATCTGCTTCATCTTCAACTGATAATCCTTGAGATTGTCAGTGACTTTCTTGATCTCACCGCTGATTTGAGTGATACCACCTGCCAGTTTGACCATCTTACCCTCAGCAAATGCAGTCTTAGACTTCTTGATGTCTTCAGTCAGTCCCTGAGAGCATGTGGGGCAGGTATCATTGTCAGCATAGAAAGCAATCTCCTTCTGTGCCTTGTCAAAATTCTGTTGGATCTTGACTCGCATGTCACGGAGTTGATCATACTTCTTCTCAGTGAATTGATAGGCAGCAACCTCATCGGTAAGGGTGTTAATTTCCTCTTGTGCCTCACCAATGCGTGTGAGATTGGTAGTTTGTTGCTCCTCGTTAGTGTTGAAAGATGATTGCAGTTTCTGAATGTATTCCTCATTCATCTTCTGAAGATTCAGGCATGAGGATCTCTGGAGATTTACCTGCGACTCATGCAGGTTATACTCATGCTCACAATTCTTGACTGCCTCTTTGACATCTTTAACGCGGTCCTTGAGCAGGACATTCATCCTTGAAAAAATTTGGATGTCCAGGAGATCTTCGATAACTTCTCTTCGATGAGCAGCAGGAAGCTGCATAAAAGGAACAAAAGTGCTACTTCCCAGAATAACAACTTGAGTAAAAGACTTGAAGTTAAATTTAAGTATTGATTGCTCAAGGTATTTTTGATAGTCTTTATTTGCTGCATCTTGATCGATCAGCGCCCCGTTGCGATAAATCTCGAAGATGCCTGGCTTGATGCCACGGACAATCTTATATGCAACGCTGCCAATAGTAAATTCAATCTCAACAACGCATTCGCGCTCGTTAATACTATTGACCAGTTGTGGTTTATTTATCTTACGAAAGGGTTTATTGAATAAACCGAAACATAATGCATCCAGAAGAGTTGATTTGCCTGCACCGTTTGATCCTACGATGAGGTGGTTGGGAGAATCATTGATTGTTACCTCGGTAAATGCATTACCAGTGGACAGGAAATTCTTCCAACGGATCTTCTCAAATACAATCATGGGGTGGGATTACAAAATCATCAGGTTGGATAACAGAAAACTTATAACCGTAATTCATACAGTTTTGTTTTACTGCGTCTTCTTCTACTTCAGTGACTTTCAACTCTCGTTTGTAATCACTGGCGACAAGCATCTCATAATACCTGTCTGCGTCGTCTTTGTCAACGAAGATCTGGACGACACGATCAACTGTGTCGTCATCTCTCACGGCATAGACACCGCCACTACTCTCGTCAACCAAGACAAACATACTAGACCTCTAGTGCTTCTAAGTATAGGGACTTCAGAATCCCAAATATCTGATCCTTGTTATCAAATTCAGAGACACATGTCTCCAGGATGGTCAGAGTATCTTCAATCTCGATGTCGTTATCAACTTCTTCCAGATCGAAGGAGAGGTCTTCGATGATCTTGAGATCAGCAAGACTTGCTCCCTGCAGGATTCTAACTACCTTATCAAACTTAACTTGATCTTCCTTTGATTCAACTACCAGTTTAACAAATGATCCCTCAAGTTTCTTGAGGTCTTTGTCACTCAGATATGTCTCGTCATTATAGTAGATCTTATTGAAAATGTTATAAGGATTCTTAAAGAATCCCATCTCCAAAGTATCAGTATTTAGGATATGAAACCCCCTCTTCTGTTTATAATCATTCCAGAAGAGTTGGTAGGGATTACCCAAATAGTTTATCTGGTTTTTACGACTCTTCATGTGAAAGTGTCCAGAGCAAACTAGATCAAACTTACTGAAGAGTGACGGATCATCACCATGCTCCATGTGGTGACCAGGGATTGCCTCAAATCCATTCAACTCAAGGTGACCCAGGCAGACAGAAGCATCAGTTTCTTCCACCATCTTCCATGCCTTCTCTCTGTTGTCATCACAGATCCAAGGGAGGAGCAGCATCTTGCGACCATCAAAGTCAACTTCAGTAGGCTCATCGATAACATCGATGTTGTCATACTCACCCAACAAAAGATTGGGTGCGTTGATCTTCAAAGTATTCTTGTAGTAGATGTCATGGTTACCACAGAGCATAGTCATCTTGACACCACGCTCTGCTAGTGGGGTAAACCACATCTCCTTTGCTGCATCCAGAGATGCAAAGTTGATACTCTTTCTTTTGTCGAAGGTATCGCCAAGACAAATCACCTGAGTGATGCCTGCCTTATCAATAGCAGGCAAAACGGTATTGTTATAAAACTCCTGATACTTCCTTACGAAGTGCTGGTTATCATTACGGACACCGAAGTGTTGATCAGTTATCAGGAGGACATTCATATTCAATCACGAAACGTTGCTTTGTTTTCTTCCCTGTGGATTCTACCACAGTAGACTTAATGAGTCTAGCGTTTAGCATTTCTGCTGCTTCTTCAAGCAACTTCTCTGCACGGACTGTAGGGTTAGCACCCTGCCAGTAATTCTCCATGTAGTGATCGGACATGTATGCCATCAGAGTTTACCTCCAACTACTCCACTATTTACCACTCTAGTATACTGGTCAAGTGTGCCTTCCTGCAGAGATTTCAAATGCCATCGTGTAGTTTGTAACACTCCCTCTTCTGTTGCCCCTGTAATAAAGTGCTGACCCAGGGGATCCTTGAGGATAGAAGTGTAGAGACCAAATCTTGTTTTCTTAATATAGAAGGAGTCGTCGATCCACTCCACGTCTTCGGGGATGTCTTTCTCGACAGTGCCACCGAAGGAGTCACTCAGTTTCGCCATCAATACCTCATGTTGGTTTCAATCCGACTCTTGATCGAATTCATGTCAGAGTGGTTGTCATCAGAGTCACTATGGAAGACCTGATCGTAACCACTCTTCTCAATGATCTTATCACGGATGTCCATCTGACGCTTCTCTTTAGCGATGCGACGGAGGAATGCGTAATAAATGATCTGGGTGAAATATGCAAACGGATTCTTAGACTTCTCAGGATCAAAGTTGTCGATATACTGCACACAGTTTTCGACACCATCACTGATCATGTCTTCCTTAAACATGTAGTTGATGAAGTTGGGACGGTAAGACAGGTGGGTCGCAATCTTCAGGAAGCACTCAGCAAGGTAGTTTGTGATGCGTGGTTTAGGTTTATCCAGCATCCGAGCTTCTTTAACTTCTTGACGATACGCAGTGATCGCTGCAAGAAACTCTTTGTTATCTACATAGTGCTGTTTCTTTCGTGCTGACATTAAGGGTGTTTGCATATATTTTACCTGTCACCGATTCATAATACTAAGTTATCAATGTAATGTCAAGCTTGACACACATTCTTTATTTAATTATACTCAACCATGTCAGGGTTGGAAAGAGACTACTTAGAGTTCTTACGCCACTGCTCTTCTAGTTTTTTACGAGCATCAGAGACTTTACCAACGAGTCCCATGTTTTCATTCATGGGTGTCTCGAATTCATCGTCTCCACCATTCTCTTTTCTCAACCAGAGTTTATACATCATGATTGCTTCCATTGACATGGGAGCGACAGTTACAACATCAGGTTCTTGAATAATGTAGAAGTCTTCATCAGACCACATCATCCACTTACTGAGACCAACTGCCATTGCAACGCTGCCCTCTTTCTCAATAGGGGTCATTGTAGGAGTAGCAGGTTCACTGACAAAGAGGATACTATTACCTTCCTCTTCAGTAGCAATGATCGTGCCCATGATCTCCTCGCCTGAGACGAGTTTGACGGTCCCATAAAATTCTTGATCATGACGGATGTAGTTAATTGTCATTTCCTAAAGTTGATTTTAGTTACTTCATAGTCAAACTTTTCTTCGTCGTATATTTTCATTCTCTCTACGAGATGACGAAGGGTATAATTATGACGGTTACCTTTAGAGCAATCGTCTGCCAGATCGTATAAGACTGCTTGTGCCTTATTCTCTCCTTTCCTCAATACACGTCCAATCGACTGGAGGTTTCTAACCCTAGATTTGCTAGGGGATGCAAAGATTACATTGTGAAGATTGCGGATGTTGATACCTGTAGAGAAGGTGCCATAGGAAGCAAGAATGATTGCATTCTTTTCCTCCTCACAGATTCTGCGTGCCTCTTCTCTTTCAACAGCATCAACGCCGCCATGTATGAAAAAGATCTTTCGATCATCTCCCACCTTATTATTTAGCAGGTCCCATAAAGGCTCTCCGTGTTTCTCGATGTAGTTAAATAGTATCAACGTGTTTCCATCCAAGTCGTTAGCAAGGTTACAGATAAACTTATTTCGCCTTGGATGTGATACGATATAGTCCATCTCTTGCTGGTAATAATCGAATGGGACATGACCATGCTTCATCAAAAGAATCTTCACCTTCAAAGGAGTCAACTGCCCCTTCTTCATCAGGTCCACAGTGGTCGTCACCTTGTCGCACCGACCAAACAGACCTTCAAGTACTAACTGATGCGTGTGCATCCCATCGAGGGTGCCTGTCAGTCCAACTCGGTACTTTGCGTCATGACATTTCGTCAGAATCCCACTGAGACTTTTTGCTTTGTATAGGTGTGCCTCGTCACCAATGACAACATCAAATCTTTCAAAGAATTTACGAGGCTCTTTGTAGATGCTTTGCCATGTAGAGATAACTACAGGGGCATCAGAATACTTCTCGCGTCCACCCATGATCTGGTGGACATAAGCATCTGCTTTCCAACCATAGTCTTTGAAGTCCTGAGTCAACTGTGAGACCAGAGATGTGGTAGGCACAATGATCAGTATCTGTCTGTCCTGCTTCAGGTGCCAGCGGACTAGAGAGTAAATGATCAGCGACTTTCCTGATCCCGTGGGGGATAGTAGAAGTTTGCGACGGTGTTTAAGTGCTGTGAATACTGCTTTGAGTTGGTAATCTCTAATCTTAAAAGGCAGACCCAAAGATCTAACAAAAGACGCAACCCCTTCAGGTGTGACATATTCCTCCTCCTCGTTAGGAATACCGTAAAACTTGCTGTCCTTAATGGCGTAGTCGTATCCCTTTTGCTCTAGATACTCACACAGATAATCAAAAAGACCCACATATATCTCCCCAGTGCCAGGAGAATATAAGCGGATCTTCCCATCCCAAACTCGACTTTTATATTGGGGCATAAACTTTGCCCCTGGCACTTCAAAAGAGAAGTGCTCACTCAACTCTTTATGTAAAGACTGCTCTCCTTCGACCTTAAGATATACTTCATTCTTCTTCGTGATCGTCGTCATCTTATACCATAATACTTGACTATCTCGATAGTATTCTTGATAGCAAACCCACGACTGTCGATTTGTTTTAGAATCCTATCAATAGAATTTATACAAGTTTCAAGGTAGTCAATTTTCTGTTTGGCGCGGCACAATTCTTTATCACTTTCGATATACATTGGCAGGTCACCCTTGAGGACTTTGAGGTCAAACGGGTTTTCCTTGTATACATGTGCTGGTGCTTTACCAGAATAGTATTCATACTTGTCACGATACATCTGACGGTGCTTTACTTCAGCATCAGATAGCATGAGTTTGAATTGATTATAAAATTGCAAATACTTTGCATGGAGTCTTGGAGTTTCCATACTATCGTTGGCAAGCAACTCAGGTAACTCCCTGTGGTCAAAGAATGCTTCAGAATCCTTTGCCCACATCTCCTCAATTTTTTCTAAATTCATTAAGTAAGTCTCTTGTCAGCATTGTTAGATTCACCAGGACGCACTTCGTATTGCAAGTATCTAAACGTTGCCTGCGCCATGGCATATTCAGTACCGTCAATTGTAGCATTGAAATCAAGTGCCGACAAACTGACAGGGAATAGATCCTTGAAGATCACATTGTAATTCATATTGAAGTTACTGTTGAGGATGGTCAACGTGCCATCAGCATACAGATCATCGTTGCCGAATACTGCTTCCATCTTCTCTCTATACTCAGATCTCTCATACACTGAGTTGGGTGTGCCCACACCTTTCAACCAGTTGTGGAGGATCATATAGTTTTCCAAGTCTTCATCGATGATGAATGACAGACTGAAAGGATCGTAGTCCAAAAACCCCTCCAGTGGCAGTCCACGGAGAGGAGTTGGTTGCTCGTATTGACCCAGATTGATTGCTGGGATGTTAGCAGACTGCGCGAAGTATGCGACCTTCGGAAAGCGAGCAAGACTAAACTTGAATCCTATGGGAGACAAGAAGTTTTGATTCTCAATTTGATTCTTGAAGGTCATAAGACATAGGATGCTACGTCTTATTTATCCTCGTTATACCAGAAATCTTCCCAGTCTTCAGCATCACCTTCGTAGATGGGACACGGCTCCTCAAAGAGGACATCCATCTTCATCTTGTGTGCTTTTTCTGCTAGTTGCTTGAGGTCGTCGTCATCCATGTCTGGAAGTAGGTTGTCGATGAAATCCAAGTCTTTCATTCTGAGTATTCTTGAAGGATATCCAAAACAGAGTTTAGCGAACTATGAGCGCCATCGTGCCAATCACCATTTTTGTCTTTATGATCTCCAGTGAAGAGCTGTGTCTTCAGTTTGTAGAGACGGGAGACCAATTCAACCTTAGTCACTTGTCCTCTAGGCATAGAAAACTCCATATAGATCTATTTAACCACAAAAAAAGGACCCCGAAGGGTCCTTGTGTTGAAATGCCCACTTGGGCTGCCATCACATCAGGTTAGCAACCTTGACACGACGGTAGTAGCGGTTTGCATTAGCGTTGAGAGCGCCTTGACCTTGGGTGAGACCTTCAGCGAAGGGATTAGCGACCATGCCGTAGCGGGTCTTGAAGCCAATCTTGGGCTGGAAGGTGTCCTGACCAACGGCACGGACCATCTGCAGGGGCACATAGGGGCAGTAGAAGAGACCTGCGTCATATGCACTGCCGCCCTTGTAACCAGCCACATAGAAGTGGTTGTCAGAGACGTTTGCAGAGTAGGGGTCAACATAGACCTTGATGCGACCGTTGAGGGTGCCAACCAGGGTGGAGGAGTTGTCATCCACGTTGTTGGACAGACCACCAACAGCACCAGAGATGCCGCTGCTGTAGTCGAGCACGCCTGCCATGGAGAGAGCACTTGCCACGTCTGCAGAGCAGATGAGGATGTTGCCCTTCCCGCGACGAGTCTCATGACCGATTGCATTCATGTCTCTTTCGATTTGGAAGAGGAGACCTTTGAATTTCTCAACCGACCAGCGACCGTTGGAGTCAACGTCCAGGTCAAAGGTGCCTGCAGTTGCAGTGTTGTTCTGAGCGCCAGGACGAGCGATCTTGTAAACAGTACGGACAACCTCACGGTTGATCTCTGCCAGCACCTCGGTGCTGAGGATGTTTGCAAGCTCGGACTCAGCGTCCAGACCATGAACTGCCTTCAGGTCTTGAGCCAACTCAAGGCTGTATTCTGCTTTCAGAGCACGGGACTTCGCAGTAACGGTGACTTTCTCGATCGAGAAACCCATTTCGTTGAAGTGGTTGCCTGATGCATCACCCAGTGCTTCTGACTGAGCGGTTGTCATGCCTTGACCACCGATGGTGTAGTTACCTGCACCGTCTGCCAGCAGACCAGGGTTGCTGCCAGTCTGAGCGCCAGCACCCAGGGAGTCACCGCTGTTCTCAGCTGAATGACGGGTGTCTGCTTCGTTGAAGAATGCCTCAGTTGCGCTGTTGTTGATGTCGCGGTTGGTGCCCTGAGTGGAGCGCATTGCGAAGATCAGTCCAGTAGGACCAGTCATGGGCTGCACACCACAGATGTCATAAGCGATCAGCTTAGGCATCGAGCGACGGATCAGGCTGATCAGCACAGGGTCGAAACCTGCAACAGGACCAGTTGCGGTGCTGCTACCTGAGTAGCCAGTGCCGCCAAGGGAGTTGGTGGGTGCTGCTTCGGAAAGCATACCACGCTCTTCCTTGAGGAAAGTTTCTTGGTTTTCCAGGAGGACGGAGGTCACTGCCTTTCTGTAAGTATCCTTGATAGGATCGAGCTCAGAGTGCTCAAGAATAGGGGACCACTTTTCCTGGAGATGTTCTGCGTTAAACATTTTGTCTCCTAGTTAGTAGAAAAGAATTGGACGGATTATTTGCCCCAGCGGGACAGAGCCTGCACATAGACAGACATTGCATCACCAGTGGGTGCATTCTCAACCTGCACATCCTCGGTCACCACTTCGGGTGCTTCGGGCTTGGTGGAGAAATATGATTCACGGAGGGTAGAGACCTTCGCACGGAATGCCTCTTCATTTTCAAACTCAACAGCTTCTGCCAGAGATACGAGTTTCTCACGTTGTGAGAGGCTCAGACCTTCTGCCATTTCTGTCACAATCCCATTCTTCATGTAGGTGCCAACCTCGCGATGGAGACCGACGTTTTCTTCAATGGACTCGTTGAGTTTTGTTTCCATGGTTTGAAGTTGCTCTTGCATTTCATCCACAAGATCAACTTTCTCATCGGGAAGATCAATGAAATTCTCGACGAAAACTTTTTGAATACCGCTCAGGACGGACTCTGCCATCTCAGACTTGATACCGTGCTCAATTGCGAGCTCGTTATTCTTCATCCAGTTGGACACAGCATAAGTCAGATACTCATCTACTTTCTCAGCAAGATCAGTCTTGACGGATTCAATTTCTTCTTCAAGGACTTTTGCATAGTCCTCATGCATACGCTCGAGTTCCTCGTTAAGACGGGAAACTACTGCTGCTTCAAAGATGGTCTTTGCCTTTGCTTTGAAGTCTTCGCTCAGGTCTTCACCTTCGGTCAGAGCAGCAACGTCTGCGGAGAGATCGACTTCGAGGACGGTCTCCTGTACCTCATCTTCAGCAATCACTTCGCCTTCGGGCTCGTGACCTGCCTTCACATCACCCTTGGTAGAGAATTCTGCCTTGGTGCCTGAAGCATCTGAAGGTTTTGTGGTAGGTGCGGATGCATTACCACCAGCGACGGTCTTGAGCTTGTTGCTCTCATCGTCGGGTTTGCTGTTTTGGGGCGTAGGACCACCGAGGTCTGCAACACCAGCGAGACTACTGCCGTCAGATCCGAGCTTGGGCATAGGATCAGCAGGTTTTGCGCCAGCGGTTACACTCGATTCATCCAGAGTTGTTTCAATCTCTTGTGACATTGTAGTCTCCTTGGTACAAACGTGCGTTATGCTAGTAATTATTTATGATTACAGATTTTTCAGGAATGAATGAAACGCGGAAAGTTTCATCTCTTCCAGTTGATTTCGGTGTGCATTATCGATTCGATTCTTGATCTCTTCGATTTTCTGCTCGTGGATTGCGCCACCAGCATATACCCACTCTCTACCTTCCATGATGCCATTGACAAAAGCGTCAGGGGCAGAAGGATCTGCTACGATATCTGCTGCCGTAGCAAGCATGAAGTCATCAGCGACAACTTTCACGCCATTCTCTTCCTTGATAGATCCAAGACCTCTAGAGGAAACGCCAAGTTTCACACCCTCATCGAGAAGTGACTTGGCAATGTTACCCATAGGGGTATCGAGAATTCTTGCCTTACCCACGAAGTTGTTACCCTCTTGTTTCAGAGAAGTAATCAGGTGAGACACTCTATCTAGGTTGATAGTAGGACCATCAGGATGACCCAACTCTCCCAGTGCGCGTCCCTTTTGGATATAGGACTCGTTATATTTAGCAACTTCTCTGCCGAGAGTTTCTACGGGATACATGCGACCATTACGGTTTTTGATTGCACCCTGGAGGAAGACACCTTCAATGAAGTGATTCTTCTTACCATTCTTGCCTTCGGTAATAACTACCCTGGCAGTTTCAATCTCTTCCCTGATCAGTTTCATCTGTAGTTTCCTCTTGGTCGGCGGTTGCTTCGGGTTGCTCAGACTCAGGCTCTTCCTCAGTCTCAGGAGCAAACATCTTTGCCCCCATTTCTTTTTTCTTTGCGTCGAGAGCGTCAACAGCAGCGGCATTCATACCAGTTGCTACAAAGTCCGACAGATCTTTCTGACCTGCGAACAATGCGTTGACAATATCAAGCGCGGCATCAGTAGGCATAACAATAAGTTAATTCGATAATACTATTTAGATATTTCCTTTTTTGTAATCCGCGTCATCGATTCCCTGCTCCGCAGGATCAGGCTCAGGTGGTTGGAGAGACATTGCCATCTGCTCATGCTCCATCTGAGGCATTGCCATGGGATCCATTACTTTACCCTCAGCAATCTCTTTCTCCATCTGCTTATCGATCTCGTTAAACTCTGCTTCAGGTTGACGCAGAATCTGACGGCGCATGTATTCAACAGAGAAGTAACGACCCACAAAAGGATCCATTTGCTGCAGCAGAGCCATGCGAGCATTCATGATCTCTTGCTCTTTCAACTCACTAAAGTAGTTGTCAGCAATGAAATCAAACTGGATGTGCTCCTTCATGTCATCCCACTCATCCAGTGAGAAGACACCCTTCAGCACCAGTTGAGTCTTCAGCAGATCAAGGAAGAGATCGCTAAACTTCTTGCGAAGGCGCACGACAAACTTCTGGAATTTAACTTCATCACGGGTGATCTCAGCAGATCTACCAACGTTGAATGAAGAATCAGACTCCAGACGTGACTCGGGGACGTTGAGTGCGCGATACAGTTTCTTCTGGAAATACTTGACATCTTCCAACTCACCCAGGTTTTGACCACCAGGAAGAGTTGTGATCTCAGTGCCACGACCACCTTCACGTCTAGGAAGCCAGAAGTCTTCCAGCATGGACATGAATTTTTTGTCGTCGCGGATCTCTCCAGTGTCAGCGTTATAAACCAGTTTGTTTCTATAACGGGACATCACCTCACGCAGATACTGCTCTGCCTTTTGCTTAGGCAGGTTACCCACGTCAATGTAGAAGATGCGGCGCTCAGGAGCACGAGACAAACGATAGATAACCAGGGAGTCCTCAATCATTCTCAGTTGATTGAGTGCCTTGATTGCCTTATGCAAATGACTCAGCACATAGTTGCGCTGCATATCAAGTTGACCTGAGTGGCAGAAGCAGATAGCGTCAGGTGCTACTTTGATACCATGGTTTTCATAACCACGGAGACCCTTAGGACTGTAGATGTAATACTCTACGGACTTAGGAATAAGTGTATTGACTTGAGGATCAGCAGGAGATACTTTGTCTCTGCTCTTATCAAATTCAATAACTTTTTTAATTTTACGAGGATCAATGTAGCGCAACTCAGTAATACCATCCTGAGGACGCTCTGGATTGATCATCTTATGATAGAAAATACGTCCATCGATATACCAACGACGGAAAATATCGTATGCTTTTCTATCAAAGTCGAGGAGTGAGAGGACATTCTCAAACTCTTCTCTGATTCTTGTCTTGACGGTGTTTGAGACTTTGAGGTTTGACAACTCAATGTCCACGGGGTGATCGTCAAGGTCACCTGCAATTGCTTCATTAACAATATCGTTGATCGCAGCGTCCGCTTCAGGATGAAGAGACATCTCACGATACCTGCCAACCAGATCAATCTCGCTGGACTTATTAGCACTGTCACCTAAATCAACATACTGACCAAAATAACCACCAGCAGCTATCGGCGCTGCTGCATCGTCATTATCTTTATGCACGAAAGAAGGACCCTTCTCAGAGCCCTTCTTCTTGCGATCAAGTGAATAACCAAATAATTGTGACATTACTGTCGCTCGTCTACATTATCAATTATTTATACCGTCAAAAATCAGACGGCATTACCAGCGTTAGAGTCGTTAGCGTAGGTCCAGTATTGTACCTGGAATTCTACGGTATACTCCTCAGCGGTATCGTTGCTATCCCATGCCAGATCGATGGCAGAGATGTTTGAAGGCCAGATGCCAACAAACTGATAGGTGCGGACGATGCCACCTTGACGATCATACTGACGCACAACTGCGTTAGATTGATACTCAGCGATGGTGCGAGGTTGCTGCAGGTTTTGCTGCAGTGCCTGGATCTTGGTTGACCACTCTTCAAACTTGGAGCGAAGTGCGAAACCTTTGTCGTTAAGCACGGTAACTGTCCAAGGCTCGAAGGTGCGATCACCAGCGATCTTCAGGGTGCGACCACGATAGGGCACCTCAATCACACCCACTGTCGAAGCAGGGATGTTTGCTGCCTTCACAAGGAAGGAAGACAGTGAAAGGGATGCACTGCCGCTGCCTGCTTGAGAAGCACCAGCGGATTCTTGTGATCTCTGCTCCTGGGACCCAGGGGTAGCACCCGAGTTAGGGGTGCCACTGTCCACGATACCAGGGAAACCGATCTCAACCTGGAAGAGGTTGGGACGTGCCAGGTCACCGATGCGGTTACGGAAGTCAAGGATGGGAGCATTAAGTTGTTTCCCTTCCGTTTGTCCTGGATAGACTCTTGAATCAAAATCAGCCATTGTTGTCTCCTGTTAGATGATTGTAGTGAAAGGAAAGGAATTACGAGACGAGCTCAGCGAAGGAAGCGCCAGTTCTCGTTGCAGTGAAGGTCAGAGTGATGAAGTTAATCGAGCGCGTAGGCTTGATGAAGATCTCAGCAAAGAATTCACCACGGTCAATTGCATCTGCAGGGTTGTTGGTGCCATCACAGACAACCAGGAAGTCCACAATTCCTCGGCGTGACTGGACCGAGCGCAGATAAGGCTCGACAGTATTCTTGAATTGTTGGCGAGTAAACTCGTCATTCAACTCGAAGAGGATGGACTTAGCGGAATCGGCAATTGCTTGCTCGATAACCAGGAAGAGACGACGGACGTTGATTCTGTCGAATGCTGACTGATAACCCAGACCAGTCTTATCACCGAAGAGGATGATACCCTGACCAGGGAATGCAACGATGGGGTTAACGCGAGCAGCGTAGAGCAGATCTCTGTGATCCTTCAGAGGAGAGTATGCAAGTTTGATTGCATTTCTCAGGCGACCACGGTTGAAACCAGCGGGTGAGAACCAGGGCTCTTGGTTAAGAGTGGTGCTCAGGACCAGACCTGCCATGTCACCGTTACAAGGGATATAACGATAAACATCATTGTACTTATCGTAGATATACTTGTAGTTGTTATCGAAGACAGCGTAGGAAGAGGATCCCAGTTGCTCGAAGAAGTTGATGGTGCGGCTAACAACGGTCGAAGTGTTTGCCTGACCAACCACATCAGCACGGTAAGGTGAGATGAATGCCATGCAATCCTTACGGTTGGTGGCAATCGAGATGATGTGTTGTGCCTTAGCAATGGTGTCATTGCTGCTATTCATCGAGGGACCCATCAGGATGTAGTCCAGCTCGACGGTCTCAGCGTCATCGAAGAGGTTGTATGCACCCAGGATGTCAGGACGTGAGATGGTGTAACCATCAACGCCACCTTGGAGAGCATAACGCACGGTGCCAGCACCTTTGGTGCCAAGCAGGGGCACTGCCAGAGGGTTGAGACCAGTGGGGTCATCCAGGTTGTTGAGGGGATCGTCTGCCTTGATCAGGTCAAAGGTGCGGTTGATACCCGAAACACCGAATGCACCATTAGCATTAGGATCTGCATCGTAGATGTTATTGGTCTCGTGGCTACCCCAGTGGAGGTAGGAAGAGTATGCCTTGATAACATCCTTGTAGTAGAGGTTATCGCCTTGGGGTGAGCGAGCGTCAGATGCCTTGGACACGTTGAGGTGCTTCTCAAGGAGAGCGCCAGGAGTGCCAGTCAGACCGCCATCACCATCAAGGATCAGGATGTGCATCAGGTCATTGTAACCGCCGCGATCCTGCACCCATGCAGAAGTTGTAGGACGAGGAGCGATTGAAGACCAACGCTGATTCTTACCATAGAGACGAGTCTCGTAGTCTGACTCAACGTTTGCAACCTGAATGGTAGCGGAGTTAGCGTCCACAACCTGCTGGTTTGCTTGGAATCCAGGTGATCCTGCATTCAGGGAGACACGCAGTTGACGTGAGATCGACTCAACTTCACCAGCATCGCCAGAAGCAGCGCCAGGTGATCCTGCATTGTTTGCCAGCTCGGAAACGGTATCGCCAATTTCCAGCACGTCAGAAGAGGTGCTATCGATTTCGACTTCCAGTTTGCGGACTTCGGGATCCCATGCAACGATCTTACCAGTAACACCACCAGACACAGCAGTGATGAAGTTGTCCTTCTCAAAGGATCCAACCAGATTGCTGTTGTCCTCAAGGGTGATGATGTAGGTGTAAGAGTAAACCTTACCGTAGATGTTAGCGTTGGAGTATGAAACCTCAGCGCCGTTGGTGAATTCCCACTCGTTAGCAGTAGGTTGTGCCAGATACAGGACCTGATCAGCACCAGCGTCGGTCATGACCACGCGGATGGAGTTACCAAACTTACCTGCGGTCTTTGCTGCCCACTTCCAGTTGTTAGCAGCGGTCTCTACGCTGGTCTCATACTCTTGAGCATTCTTGATCAGAGGAGCAACAACGCCAGTAGCGGTTGACTCAGCGATCTCAGTCTTCTGAGTAGTAACGTTGACCAGAGAAACGGTCGATCCATCGGTGTGTGCCTGTGCGGTAGATCCCAGCACGCCACGGGTGACATTCAGGTTGTTACCAGAAACGCCAGTGATCTGCAGATACTCGTCGTCAATTCTGACGTAGGAGTTGGTGCCACCAGCAAGTGCAGTTGCAGAGGTAACGGTCAGGGTGCCATCCGAATCGGTGAAGGTTGCGCCTTCGTTGATGGTCGAGGAGGTGCCAGCAGGCTCGATCAGGGTGATCGAAGCAGCAGCGGCGTGAGATGCAGCAGAAGTTGCCAGTTGACCACGGAGGACGGTAACGTCGTTACCAGACACGCCCTGGACGGTCAGCAATTCGGAGTCAATCAGGAGGACATCGTTAACGTCGAAGTCGGTTGAAGACTCAACAGTCAGAGTGGTGTCGCTTGCGCTGAATGATGCAACGATAAACTGTGCAGTATCAATTGCGTTTTTCAGCGAAGAGTTGTATGCTCTGACGAGCTTCAAGACGCCGCCGTAGATAAGATACTGAGCAGCGGTAAACCAATACTCGTAGTTATACTCGGTGGGGCGACCGAAAATTGCGAGCAATTCCTTCTCGCTAGTAACTGTTGTAACCTCTTCTACGGGACCTTTTTCAAAGGCACCAACGAGTGCTGCTACGTTATCAACGGTAGCGTTTACGACGTTGGTAAGATCCCTTTCAAGTACAACAACCCCTGGTGAAAGCTGTGTAGATGCCATCTGTAAATCTCCTGAATGAATCAAGTTCGGATGCTGAAATTATTTATTAAAACGTATAATTTCAGAGGGGAAACTTGACGTGATCACCAATCAGGATATTCTGTAATCCATCTCCTGGTCTGCCTTCTGGACTTTGCTACTCTCTTGATAGTGCATTGCTTGCACTCATATGAGTATGCCGATGGACTCTTGCCTCTGTCAGGTCTTGTCTTATAAAAATCCTCTACCAAGGAGAGTGTCCTCAGACATTTACGACACTGCCTCTCAACAAAGATTAGATCACCTAATTCAAACTCCTCTTCAAAATCCATTGAGTTGATTCTCTAGAATTAGACGATAGAAGTTATCTCTCATCGCTAAGAGATCTGCCTGCTCATCAGCATCTCCACCTGGCCATTTCTCACATGCAACTGAGAGTGCCTTATGAATGCACCGAATGCCATGGATATTTAATTCAATTGAAATGTATCCGTCGTTATCCATTAGCGGTAGTCCCACATAAATGACATGTCTCCATAATCACCGACAGTCTCTGTGGTATTCCATACCTGACCTTCGGGATCAACAAACGTCTCTTGATCCGTGAGACCGTCATCCATAAATCCAAAGGGTGCCATGTCTGCTTCGATTGCATCTTTCTGCTCAGCATACATTCGAGCACGCACATCAGAGTCATGCAACTCTCTAAAGTAATCTGATGTTGCCAACCATGAGAAGATAACCAGACACATAGCAAGGTCATCATTACAACCTTCTTCTGCTTCCCATGCCTGACCCTTCTGAATAAAGGTGGTCAATTCTGCAATGATATCATAGTCAGTGAAGATGAGTTTGTCATCCTCAATCAACTGCTTCATGTTTGCACACCCAGTCTTCTTAACTGTGGTGGACATCTTGACACCCAGTTGCACTTTAGATCCAGAGAATCCCTGACCTACCACCTGACCAGCACGTCCGCGCATTGATGCCATAAGGAGGTTGTCATACTCCAGATCAAACTGAAGAATGTCTGCTACCTGTCCTCCAATATCATTGACCTCCACCATGACATAAGCATGGTTGTATGTCCTAGCGACCTGATCAATAACGTTGGGGAATAGTAGCGGTTTAATTACGTTGTTTCGATACTTCGCTACCAGTTTATATGGAATGGTAGTAGTGTCCATGACAACAAACGCTGAGTAGTCTTTAGTAAGACCCCTAGCAACGTCAACCGTCATGACATATGTGTGCTCTGGTATCGGCTCTTCATATACATCTAAACCAGCATTAGATGTGAGAGGATCATCGTAGACCAGTGTCTTAAGTTTCGATGATGTAATTAGTGTGTTGACAGATCCAAGGAATTCACATTCAAATTCCTGGTTAAACTGCTCTTCTGACGTGTTACGAATCGTCTGCTCTTTCCAATCAGCATCTCTACCTGGCACCTCTGACCAGTGGACTTCTGTGGTGACGTATTCATTCTTGCCCTTCTCTGCGTCATGCCAGAGTTTGTAAAACATATTCATCCCCTTGGGCGTGGAGATGATGATCACCTTGGTTGATTTACCAGAAGAGATAGTAGGATACACAGAGCTAAAGAACTCGTCAGCAATGTGCGTCGGAATAAACGCGAATTCGTCCAGGAAAATGATATTAAAAGACATGCCCCTGACAGCAGAAGCGGAAGTAGAGGCAGCCATGATCTTACTTCCATTCTCCAATTCCAGACTACCTCTGTTCCAGTTGACGACACCTTGCTGGAGCCACTTGGGGAGGTTTTCATAAGACAGTTGGAGACGTTGGAGCATTTCTCTTGCCGTCGCTGCTTTGTTAGCAAGAATGGCAATGTTGACATTATCGTGGAAGATCGAATACCACAGCAGGTATGCAGTCACAACAGTGGACTTACCTGACTGACGAGGAAGTTTAGCGATATTGAATCGGTTGTCATTAAACCGATTGACCATCTTCTCCTGAAAATCATACAGGGTAAATGGCACCAGACCTTTATCAAGTGAGATGATCTGAATATACTTTTTGATGAAGTATACAGGATCTTGACTGCACTTGATAAATTCTTGTACTTCTTCTTTGGTAAAATCTTGCGCGACGTTAGCACGCTTTAGATTAGGATTACCAAGATAAATGTCAGTTTGATTACTCATTCTACAAGGGTGCCGTGTGCTCTACGAATTTCTCTCAACTCTTCAAAGTCTTTCTTCTTTGTGCCACCATCATATTCCCAGGCATACCCTTCGGTGATCATCTGCTCATTCAAAGATACTTCTGCATCTCCGATATATAACCAACCAAGAAGGCGACCGTACTTACCCATACCACCAACCAATTCAGTGCGAATACTGAGCTCGTCATCTCCATCGATTGCTCCCTCCAACTTGTCTTTCATCCAGTTGGTTGCGTCGATACCTAATGCTTTTTCTTCGAGGTCTCGGGTCCTTTTCTCTGGCGTGTCCACACCAGCAATTCTAACTCTCTCTTTTTTATAAAGGTCAAAACCGAGATCAATGGTAACATCGATAGTGTCGCCATCCAACACTCTATCTATCGATACTACACGAAAATTGTAACAAGACTTACGACTTGGGGGTATCATCTTGCCCATGGGATTCTCTCTCGTCTACTCCTAATATATATCTCACAACCCAAAAGACCCCGATCAGGAGCAGGATGATCGAGAAGATCACACTCCATACGGGGTCATTGATATCTTCAAGGGGGCGGAGGAGGAGGTTCATTGGACCAAAACATCTTTGGAGCATTTATATATCTAGGGTTGGTCTTCACCTCATGTGATACCATCTCTCCTAATTCATGAGCGCATTGACACCACTCTTTTCTAGCATCATCTGCGCCTAATGCTTTTTTAAGAATAGCCTGTACCATTTATGCCAGAGGTCAGAGCACTCAGCAGATTTTATATTAAGGTGCTCCTCACGGTACATTATGGATTCCTAGGATCTATCCCAAGTGATTTTAGATACTCAATCCACCAGTCGGCGTCTTTAATATATCTCCAGTTTGGGACCTCTTTACCCTGCTCGACAACATAGTATTGGTAGAGTGCTTCATCGATAGTCTGTGCTATCTCCATATTCCTCTTCCTCCTCATCAACGTCTGCATATGGATTTTCCAAGTAGGGTCCTCGCTTTCGTTGCGGTTCTCTTCTGACATAATCCGTTTCAGTTTTGATAGCGGACATCCACACAGCAATCTTCAACATAACGTAGATGATCACCAGTGGAAGAAAGCATAACAACAAAGTAATTTGATACTTCATTCGTGCTTCTTAGTAAAGGGCTCCCAATGCTCCCAACCATATTTATGTACAGCCCACATCCCAAGGATGGGGACGAATACCAAAAGAAACCCCATGACACCTAAGCACCAGGGGGTTTGCATAGTTGCTCTAACGAACAGTTGAACGTGGTGCATCTCTAAAATACTCTGGTATAGGACAACCTTTGAAACGATCAATCTCATCCACTGCTAGGACAAACATACATGCGAATCCTATGCAGAATGCTAGTAAATACTCATGTATGGTCATCTTCATGCTGGATAGTCCCAATCTGTGATGTATCGTGCTTTGTGCTCGGGACCCCAGCCCCCACGGTAGATATAAGGGACAGTGCGAATTGGGCACTTATCGCCAGTACAAAGAAGATCATCTACAATCCTCCAAGATTCCATTACCTCATCGGCGTGGACAAAGTGTGATTGATCCCCATAGATAGCATCATAGAGAAGTTTCTCATATCCGTCTACCGCTCTGTCTTGGGGATAGTCATGGGAGAGAGTGGCGAGTTCCAGGTTATCCTCCAGACCAGGGGACTTAATGTCCATACGAATATCAAGATGAGGATTAGGTTGTAAGCGAATGACAATACGATCTCCAACTTCTCCTTCATAGAGTTTTAGCGGTGGGGTCTTCAGTTTGATGACTACCTCTACACACTGGTAAGGTAGTTTCTTACCTGTCATGAAGCGAAAAGGAACTCCCTCCCAGCGCCAGTTATCACAGTAGAGAGAACCAGCAACATAGGTAGGAGTGTGACTGTTAGGATCAACGCCCTCCTCAGATTTGTAACCGTCGTATTGTCCAAAGATAGTGTCCTCCCCTAAACGTGTGGCAGCAAGCACTTTAACTTTCTCACGTCTAACCTCTTTAGCATCCATTCTGCAAGGAGGCTCCATGGCAATTAGAGACATGACTTGCAAGATGTGATTCTGCAACATGTCTCGGACTGCACCAGCAGTCTCGTAGTATTGAGCACGACCTTCACAACCGATAGTTTCGGATGCAAAGATCTGGACTTCATCTATGTAATTCCGATTCCAGAGCGGCTCAAGAATAATATTACTAAACCGTGTAGCAAGAATATTGTTGACAGTATCTTTGCCGAGATAATGGTCAATACGATAAACTTGTTTTTCGCGTAGATGTCTGCTAACCACATTAGATAAATTATCAGCAGATTTATAATCGTGCCCAAAGGGTTTCTCAATAACAACACGGGATGCTTCTGGGTCGTCGAGGCATCCTGCTTCTTTGAGATTGATGATAGCATTCTCATATCTCTCTGGCGGTACGGACAAGAAATAAGTCATGTCGTCCATGTAGTCTGGGAGACTCTTCAGTGATTCTGTGTTGTCCAGATCTACAGACTGATAGTCGAGTTGATGGAGGAAGTCATCAGGGTATTCTCCCAGAGACTCCTTCCATTGAGTTGCAGTTGGTGCTCTCCTAGCAGCACCAGTTACCAGAAAATTCTCTGGCAGCAATTCCTTCTGCCAGAGTTTGTATAGTGCGGGGATTAGTTTCTTCTTACAAAGGTCTCCCGTTGCTCCGAAGATAACAATCC